CCAAGCGTTTAATGAAGAGAACACAAATAGTATTATATCTAGATACATAAGAAAAAATATTAAATTTAATTTTTATGAAACAATTCTTGATGTTAGCGGATACGATTACTTTGTTCCTATTAAGACCCTATATTCAGAAGGTTTTCCACAGGCAGACGTAACTGCTGGAACAATATCTATTAACCTAAGAGACTTTTTCTTTTTCTTAGAATCAATGCCTGCGCCAAGACTTCTTACAACACAAACATCATTGAGTTATGCAGTTACACTGCTCCTTGATTATATTGGTATTAGTAACTATACCTTTAGAAGAGTTGCTAATGAATCAGATCCAATAATCCCATTTTTCTTTATTGCCCCAGATCAAAATGTTGCACAAGTTTTAAACCAACTAGCACTTGCAACACAAACAGCAATGTTCTTTGATGAATATAATAATTTTATTGTTATGAGCAAAGACTATATGATGCCTTCAGAAACTCAAAGATCTACAAATTTTGTTATATCTGGATCTAACAATCAGGTTGATTCTGGAGTTACTGAAAATGCAACATCTGGAAACCTTCCTAATATTATTTCTATAGCATCACAAGATAATAAAATTTATAATGATGGAAAAATTAACTATACAGCCAGATATATTCAAAGATCTTATGGCAAAGAGCGTGATATGTATAGACTTGATCGTGATAACACTTGGCTATATAAACCATCCCTTTTATGGGAATCTTCTGGAACTGAAAATATTAGAACAGTTAATGAAATAGCATCAAAGCAATCTCCATACAGCCTTTCAGCAATTCCAATTAACTCAAACTTATCAAATACTGCACCAGTAGTAGTAAAAAATGTTTTAACAAATAATATTATTGATCTTGGAGAAGGTGCTTTTTGGTTAACAAGATATAATGGATACTTTTACTCAAATGGAGAAATAATTAAATATGATGCAGCGCAGTATAATATTACTGGAACTGGAAACGTTTGGATATCAAGTAATCAAGAATATCAAAAATATTTTTCATCAATCCCATTTAACGGAAAAATATATCCTACGGGATTAGTAAGAATCTATGCCCTTCCATATTATGAAACAGTTGACGGTGTACTTAGGATGCAAAATGGGCCAGTAGTTGAACATGGTCGTGCACAGTTTGGAACCCCTATTACTTTACATACTGCAGGAATAGATCAATATTGGTCTAATAACGATTATGTTCGTGGATGTGAAATGCAATCACAATATCTTTTTACAACACAACTAGATTCAGATGTTACACTTCCAGCAACCACTGTGGGTGCTGCAGGAATTAATAATACTACTGCAATACAAACAACAAGAAATGGTATTATTAAAAACTTTATGGCATTGAACTACTTAACAGAAACTTATGTAAACAATCTTAAATCAACCGAAACTGGCACTATCCAATCTTCGGCACTTGTTATGAATGGACCAGCATTTAAGACAACTGAAATACCACTAAATTTTGTTTCCTATGTGTATAAAAATCTTAATAATGCCTATAAACATTTTGGTACTAGAATGCGTATTATTGGAAAAATTGAAAATAGCACAACAAGAACCCAAACACCAATTGGAAGTAATACATATTTTCAGCCATCAGGCACTCAAACAGATCAAAAAGTAGATATTGGTGGAAGTTCAGGTGGCCTTGCGATTCTTCTTAATCCAGAAACAAATAATGGGTACTATTTTGAAATTATTGCATTAACAGAAGACAACATTAATTCATATCTTAAACTAAATACTAAAAATGAGGCTGAGTTTTCAATTAATGATATTATGTTTTATAAAGTTAAAAAAGAATCTTCATCTGATAAAGCCATACCAGTAAAACTTTGGGGAGGGTTATCAAATAATATTATTGTTGATGATGGTAGATTTACTGGACAGTTTAGAATGGCTGGAGAAGAAAATGCTACAGTATATGACCTTTCAGTAGAGTATATGGATATTGGAAAGATTAGAAGATTTTATTTATACATAAATAATAAATTAATTAAAGTTGTTGATGATACAGATCCACTTCCAATATATAATAATATGGCATTATTTACTCGTGGATCATCAAGAGTTATGTTTGAAAATATTTATGCTCTTTCAAAAAATTATTCTCAAAATACTGTATTTACTTTTGGAGAAACCTTGTCTAGTGCATTTGGCGATAAACAAATTGATGCCAGTGAATCATTTAGAAAGTATTCTATGAGTGGAATGGTTCAGTCAACCTACCTTTCTGGAATTAGTGCTCAAGAACCTCCAAAATATAATATGTATTTTGAAGAATTTGGAACTATTATGCGTGAAGCAGCATATTTTAATATAAAATATGATCGTGCATATCCAGCATTGTATGCTCAATTATCACCAACATATAATAGAATTAAGGCATATACTACCTCAGGATTTTATGCAGACTCATATGGAGCAGAGTTTCTTATATTTAATTCAACTGATACATGGCTTAATCTTGATGACACAACTGGCAATCACTTAAAAATTCAAGGTATAACATTTACACAGGATACAACTCATGAGTTAACCGTAGATGAATATTTTCAAAAACGTGGAAATTTATCTGATCCAGAATTTAAGGGTAGTGCAATTGCATACTCACCACTAGTAGAGAAGTCAAAATATGATGAGATTAGGCAAAGTAGAATGATTTATGGAAAGAATGAATTTGCTATTGATAGCCTATATGTTCAGACACAAGATGATGCAGAGGCTCTTATGGGGTGGATCATAAATAAAGTTATGAAGCCAAAGAAGTCTATTGGCGTTAACATATTCTCAATCCCTACATTACAATTGGGTGACATAGTTACTGTAAATTATAAAGACTCATCTGGCTTAGATATGGTTACATCTTCTGCAACAAGGTTTGTAGTATATAATATAAATTATACAAGAAATCCTAATGGGCCAAATATGACAATTTATTTGAGTGAGGTATAATGGCAAAACTACCAGTAGGTAATCCTTCTTCGGGATATACAAATCCTAATGCAGCAGGAAATCAATCATCAACAAAAAGTACGGCTGCGGCTGTTGCCGCTCAAGCAGCCGAAACCAAAAGAGAAAACAATCGAGCCGCCGAAGCAGCCGCTGCTGCAAAACAAAGGGCTGCAGATCAAAAACTACTTGAACAGGCACAGGCTTTACTTGCAAAGCAAAAGGCTCAGTTAGCAGCACTTGAGAAACAACAGGCTGAAGCAAAAGCAGCCTCTGCTGCCGTTGCCAGGGAAGCCAAACTTCAATCTATGAAAGAGGCTCGTGAAGCAGAATTAGCAGCCAAAGCCGCTGCTAGAAGAGCAACTGTCCCAGTTCCAACAAGCACTGGAGTAACTTATACTAGCACTACTCAAATTGAAACATATAGTCCAGATCCAACTCCTCCAACTCCTGCAACTCCTGCAACTGTATCTCCAGCAGTAGTTCAAGCAGTTGTTACACCACCAGTTAAGACTGCCCCAATAGATACAGTTTTATTTGATGATGAACCACTTTCTAGTACACTTATGATTGATCTTCTTTTTGAAGAGATAGGTGGTCACGAATTAATTAATATTGCACGTAATGATATTATTAATGGTCAAGATATATCTTATCAACCAATTAGAAATTTAACTTCTGTGCAGCAACAGTATAATCCAAATAATATTCTTGGCCTGCAGTCAACATCCGATAGATATTTTGCTAACTTTGCTATTAAACTAGAAAAGAAAATTCCAAATGTTGGAAATGGCCCTTTTGGGTCAAATGTATATTTAGATACCACAAGCGGAAGTTTGATTGTAGAGGCTATAAACCTTGAGGCTGATGAGCAAATAGAGATAGAGATTACCTTAAGTGGTACAATATATGAAGCAGATTTAACTGGGAGCGAATCGTGATTACAAATACTGGCAAGTCTATTATTGGAGAGTATCTACTTGGACAGGCTCCAGCCTATGCATCATTTCTTGCAATTGGCTGTGGACCAAAACCTCTGGCCACTGGAGTTACTCCTGCAGACTTTTCAACAAAACAAAACTTAGACTTTGAAATGTTTCGTATCCCTATTTCTTCCAGGGGATTTGTAAATGAAGGTGGAGTATCTAAGATAGTCTTAACAGCAGAACTACCTACAGAAGAAAGATACGAAATATCAGAGATAGGAATATACTCAGCAGGATCAAACCCATCTGCTGGAGCATATGATAGTAAGACTGTGTTTGCTTTTACAACTGGAGAAAACTGGCAATATCATACTTCTGCTTCAGCGACAGCCATTAATACTATTTCATCACCACTTGATGACCCAGAAGATGATAATGTCATTGCTGTAGCAGATCCAGTATTTCAAACCAATGCTGATAATGCTATATTTTATAAATCATCTCGTGCAAATAGGTATGAAAGATGTAGGTTCTTAAATAATACAATTTTAATACAAGGCGATGATGCAGACATAACTATTAGTGATGATAGTGGTCCAACACTAGACCACTTTGTTGTAGAGGCTGGTTCAAACCACATACATCTAACTGGTGCAAATGTTGACTTCACGAGGAACTCTCCTACCGATGAACTACGCCTAGCATTTTCTTTAATCAATAAAAATGGAGACTCTGTTGAAGTTCCAGATACCGTTAGAATCCTTGTTGATTTTTCTTCAACAGATGCTGGAACTGGTGAGTTTGCAAGGTTTGAAGCAGAACTTACAAATGGAGTTGGAGTTGGACAATATAATTTTACAGCAAATAGATACTTTGTAATATCAAAGCAACTACAAGACCTTTATACAACAGCAAACTTTACTTGGAATGCGGTAACTGTTGTTAAAATTTATGCCTCTGTACTTTCTGAAGATAGTGGGCCATCACCACTGCCTTCATCAAATTATTATATTGGTTTAGATGCTCTTAGATTAGAAAACGTAGCAACAGTAAATCCAATCTATGGACTAACAGGATATTCAATTATTCAAAATATTGATTCAGATACTGTAGTTAAGTCTCCTAATACAAGTAACTATGTAGAGTTTAGATTTTCCATTGGTGTAACATAATGACTTCTGATTTAGGGATTAAGAAGGCCAGAGTTCCTGTTACAGAACTGCCTCCAATAAGCAGTGAAACACAAGGATACAGTATAAGATATAGAATCATATCTGAAGATAAAAACCGTGTATCTCATTGGTCTCCAGTGCACCTAGTTCAACCAGAATACACCTTTGTTCCAGGATCTATAAAGTTTTCTTCAGGTGGTCAGGTGGCAAACATTACTTGGGATGCAGTTACAATTTTAAAAGATACAACAACAGTTGTAGCAATTAATAACAAAGTTTTAAATACAAGCATTGCAACCATAACAACTGCTGGTGCACATTATATGAAGGTTGGAGACTGGGTGACAGTTTCTGGAGTAGATGCTACGTTTAATGGAACCTATCAATTAAGTTCTGTTACTGCTAACAGTTTTAGTTATTATAAAAATACTGGCAATGTTGCATCTACTGCCGTAAGTCCTTTAGGAAC